CATTTAAATAAGAAACAAACAGACTTAAGAGAAAGAGTTCAAGAAGATGTTAGAAAGACTAGAAGCTTAGACGGTCTTAAAGAACTAATAGATGCCGGAATTTATGATGACTTTGAAGAAATCCCAGTTTCTTTTGAAGAGTTTATTACTAATAGAGAATATTTAGGAAATTCTTGGCTAGACTCGAATGGAGATTTAAAAGCATTTCCATTCTGGGTAGAACAAGGAAAGAAAGTATTTCCTTTACCGATGAGAAGTCCATACCATACAATTCTTCTTGAAGGCGGTACAGGCTTAGGTAAAACCTCATTCGCAGTATGCATGGTAATAGCTTATTATCTTCATATAGTCTTATGCTTAAAAGATCCTCATGAATACTTTGATTTAGCAGATCAAAAGAAAATCACTTTTGCATTTTTAAATATAGTAACTAAGACTATAGCATATAAGAATGCTTGGGGTATGTTTCATAAAGCTTTATTAGCAAGTCCCTGGTTCATGAAACACGGTTCAGCAACTGAAGGAAGAATGCCTGAATGGTATTGTACTGATAAACCGGTAGACTTACTATTTGGTTGTGTGGGTGGAGCAACTGAAATTTGCACAGTCGACGGAACAGCTAAAATATCTGAATTGACAGATAAAAAACTAAAAGTTAAATCTGTTGATTTAACGACTGGTAAAACTGTTATTAGTGATGTTTGTGAAGTAATAAATACTCGATATACAGATGAAATATACGAGATTGAACTTGAGAATGGTGAAATAATACAGTGTACAGGTGATCACCCACTTTTAACGCCGAATGGCTATGTTTTAGTAAAAGATTTGACAGAAAAAGATTCTTTAATGTCTGTTTAACCGATTATTCTCTTTTTCTTTTAACCAAGAAATAGATGCTGCAATTATAATTATGTTAAATATTCAGAAATGTTTATATTGTGGTAACGAGTATAGGACTAAGGCTAAAAAGCAAGGTTATTGTAAAAATTGTAAAAGTTTAACGAAGGCTTGCCCAGTTTGTGGTGAAGAGATATTTATAGGTAAAGTTACGTGTAGTTATACCTGTAGTTCTAAATATCGACTAGAGAGATTTGGAAATCCTTGGAGTAGGCCTGACGTAGCTAAAAAGTGTCAAGAAACCAGGTCGAAACATTACGAGCCTATTAAGAAGGCAAATGAGTTAAAGCGTCTAGAGGATCGAAAAATTTGGGAAGAGGGTAGAGAGCAGCGTAAACAACTTGGAATTCAAAAGCGTGTAGAGTCTTTAAAACGATCTGGAAAGAAAGTTGGGATGGGAAATTTAGAGGCAAAGAAAAGAATAATACAGACCAGTTTAGAGCGGAATGGCGGGATGGGCTTAGCTTCTGAAAAAACTAGGAAAAAAGTACAGCAGACGTTACAAGAAAAATACGGTGTTACTAATGTTTTTCAACGTGAAGATGTAAAAAATAAAATACGACAGACAATGTTGTCACGCTATGGAGTATCGAGCAATCTTTCAACCGGACCGTTAAGAGATAAGTGTTTAGATGCTATTAAGCAGAAATATAAAGTTAATAATGCTTGGCTAATTCATTCAGAGTCTCAAGCAATTTCTAAAATAAATAAAGACTTTGGTGAAAGATTTGTTAAACTTGAATATTCTGTACAATATGAATATAATATTGAAAATTTTTCTTATGATTTGTTAATTGCTAATGGAGTTGTTTTAGAGATAAATCCAACAGCAACATATAATGAAGATATTTCATTTCAATATTTACGAAAATATACAACAGAAAATAATCCGCCTGATCATAAACACTTAGAACGATATTTTACAGTGTTGAATGATAATAAAATTCCAATATTTTTCTTTGACTGGATGTCTAAAGAAGTTGTTATAGACTATATTGATTTTTTATTACGGAGTGGTAGACAAACTGAAATTGAATTTAAAGATGTTTTTGACCTTAGTATAACTGATCCGGGAAAAATTGAATTATTTTTAAAAGAAGTTAATTATAAAAATTTTTCTTTTTTAAATTTAAAAGATGCTTTCGATCGATTCGCTTTGGATAAACAAGAAATCTTTATTAAGATAGATAGAGCTTCTGGTTTATCTGAAGTATTTAAAAGACTTGGGTTTCAATTAACAGGCAGTTTTTCACCTGAGGTACATTATTGTCGATTAGATGGAAAAATTTGTAAAGATCCGACAGAGTTAGTGGAATTACAAGAGGCATACAGACAACAGGGACTTGTAAGAGTGATAGACTGCGGAAAAGAAATCTACACTTGGAGAAGAGTATGATAGCTGTAAAAATAAGAAAAATTGTAAAGAAAAAATTAAAGGAGCCGGCGCCAGTTTATGATGTTATAGGGGCTACTCCTCAAAATAATTTTTTGATTAAAGCAGGGTCACATTCAATTATTTCACACAATTGCTCTCCTAATGATGTAATTGGTTTGGACATTTTGTGTTTAACTGGAGATACAAAAATTTGGTATGAAGATGGAACTTGGAAGACTCTGGAGTCTTTAGAGAATAAAAAACTGCAATTATATAATTATAATGATAAAGAAAAATATATAGCTTTAAGTGATATTTGCGAGGTCAAGAAAACAAAAGAGACTCAAGATTTAATAGAGATAATAACTGCAGATGGAAGTTCAATTAAATGTACTCCCGAGCATAGATTTCTTTTAAAGACCGGACAGTATAAATTAGCAATAGATCTTACAATCGAGGACGAACTTGAAGATGGAGAAGACATTTAATTCTATACATAAAAAAATTTTAAAGAATTTTTTAACTAATTATCCAGAGGTTCAAGAAGCTTTAAATCGTAGAGATATTCAAAAAGTCTATTCACTTGCGATAAAGACAATAGGCAAAGGCAATGTATGGTTAGTATCAGAACTTTTAGTGAGTTATGGAATAGACCCTATAAAAGAGTTGCAGCATGTTCCTCCATATTTCATGACTTCTAGAGAGACTAAGAATTTTGAGAAGATTGATTTAAGCGCTGCGACCAGGATTGATCCTGACGCTTTTAACGGGGCAAATGTAGTAGAAGTTACTGGTACAGATAATATTCATCTTATCGATAATAGAGCTTTTTATGGTTCTTGGTTAGCAAATGCTGATTTTAAAAATGTAGATAATTTGGGAAATGAAGTTTTTGCTTATAATATTCATTTAAAAGAATTGCCCATTAGAAACTGTAAAAGTCTTGTTGTTATTCCAGACGATTGCTTTGTAGGTTGTGTACGCTTAGAGAAAGTAGTTATTCCTGATTCAGTGAAAGTAATTGGAAATGATGCTTTTTCTTATTGTAGACAAATTAACGAAGTTCATATTCCAGCAGGAATAGAAGACATTTCATTTACAGCTTTTAAAATGTGCATAATAGATAATCTTTATTTTCCAGCTGGAGAAGCTAGATTTAAAGAAATGAAACAAGCAAATCCAAAGATATTTAATGGAACTGAAATTAAAAAAGTAATCTATTAAAAAGAAATTCCAAATATAATTATAAAAAGTTTTCGAGGTATAATACATGAAAACAACTAGACAGGCTTATGCAGAAAGTGATAAGCTTTTAGCTACTCTAGAAGAAGTTAACAATCAAGCGATGATAGATCCAACCAAAACATATTTTCTTTGGAAAGGTAGCCAGTTCCCCAACAGTAGTTCTGCGACACCTGTTTTTACAAACGCCACTATTGATTGGGGTGATGGTAATTCAGAAGTTGGTACAACATCGGATCTTAGTCACAGTTACATAGACGGAGTTGATTATCACATAATAAGTATTGGTAATTCTACTTCAATCCCAAACAATGCGTTCCAAGGATGTTCGGGAATAATTTCAGTTAAGTTTTCTCAAACATTAAAGAGTATCAGTCAATCTGCATTTAACGCGTGTACTGGATTGACAGAACTTGTCATACCTGATAATGTTACAAGCATAGAAGCAAACGCATTCGTAGATTGTTCTAACCTTAAAGAAGTGTATTTTAAATCTGAAACTCCTCCAAATATTAAGATTACTTCATTTGATAAAGACATTAAGTTTATTGTTCCTAAAGTTGCTTTTACTGAATATACGAAGAAATTTAGACTTTATAACATTACTGTAATTCATTTAACAAATAGTTTAGATTTAACAAATACCTTATTATTGGACCCCTCTTCATTAGGAAGAGAGATTTCGGCTAGTGCTTGGAATGATCTAGACTCTTGCACATTATTAGGAAATTATTTTTGCCCTGCAGATACAACAGCCGGTAACGTTAATCACTTACCTGAGGAAATAAGGGGTCCATATGACTCATCAACAGGGACATATAATAGGGCATCTGCATTTAGACTTGTTGTTTCATCTGCTAACGGTGAGTCTAAGATCGACACCGATGGTAATACATATTATCCTTATCTAGCTCAAGTTGTTACAAGTTATTATACTGGTGCAACTTGGTATAGACTTGGTGAATATAATACCGAGTATAAGAGATATGTTTGGAAAATATGGCTTCAAGGTTACTCAGATCAAATTAGAACAGCTTCTCAAACTGATGATCTTATTTGGGGTACATCTGATATGAATAAAACAGGTCTGTACTCTCGTTTAAGAGTTGTTGAGGAATTACCAGATAGTCCTGGCACTAACATAATCTATTTTATAACGGAGAGCTAATAATGATAGCTAATCAAAAAGAAGTTAACTACATTATATCTGATAAGAAAACCGTTAGAAGTATTTGGCAAAATGGAAATCTAATGTACTTTTACGGTGGACCTAATAAATTAACAAGTCCTTGGACAGAGCTTTCTAGAGGTGATGATATTAAATATTTTCAGCGTTTTAAAATTTGGGCACAGCCTTCAACTAGTTCTTGGGCAGCTGTTGAAGGAGATCTCCCTGCTAATACTTATGGTCTAATGATCGACATTTATGACTATATTTGGGGCCCACACTTCGATATTTATAAAGATTCGAGTAAGTCTGAATGCCTTTTAACGGTTGGACCTACTATGGATGACAAAGATGCGGCTGATATATACTTAGCACAGAATAACGATAGTATTGTAAATAAAATCGAGTTATCAACACCTACGTCGACCCGAAACAAGACCTACGGAGTTATTCTTTACATTTATCGAACAGCGCCGAAATCTTCTAACAAATTGCAAGTTGATGTTATGGAGTATATGAATGGTTCAACTCTTAGTACAAAGCACTACACGTTTACTGACACGCAAGATGTATTAAGACCTGGAGTTGGAGGTTATTATTCAACTACTATAACGTACTTTGGATTAAATGGCTACACAAATATTTATGCTAGCGCGTATTATCAACTGAAAGGAACACAAAAGACCAAACTTATTTTTGGTAATACAGGGGATATTCAAACAGGCGGTTATTATGTGTACGGAGATTCTTTCACACCAGAAGGGACAGATATTTCTAATGTCAAAGTAACTACGACTGCACATCATGCGAGTGCGATTTACAATTCAAGTAATAATACAATTAGTTGTACAATTTATTCAAGTACATCAGGACTTGTTGATGCATCTGTAACTTACTATAGTGTACCTTAAAATTAAGTCTTTGGAATAAAACTCCAAAGACTTTTTTTCAATTATAAATATATTTTATAATTTTATTTAGAGGGGTGTCACAGGATGTCACTGCTTGACTTAAGTAATGTTCCAGCAAAGGTTACATTAGAAAATACTTCTAATTTAAAAAAGAAAATCTTTTTAGCTAAGTCTAATTCTACTTATGTACTAGAAGGGGAAGGTGGAGCGTTAAAAGTTAAAGCAAAAGATTCTTCTGAGCTACTCTCTTATTTAAGACAGGGAAGAGATGGAGTAGAAGTTTCAACAGAGATTTATCCTATTTTACCGAGTGGAGGAGATACTGAAGCTTTAGTAGAATTATTAGAAACTAAAGTAGACAAAGTAACTTCTTCATCAGCAAATCCCAGAGTTTATGGAATAACAGAAGAAGGTAATCAAGCTACATATTTTGCAACACAAACTCCAAATGCAAACACTATTCCATTGAGGGATGCTTCAGGAAGATTTCAAGTCGCGGACGGTGTTGCTCCAAAACAAGCTATAAATAAATCTCAATTAGATACTTTAGCAGAAAACATAAATTTAACTCTGCAATCTTTTGCTGTTTTAGATGAACAGAATTCTTTTTCTGAGTCTAATACTTTTAAAGAAGTAGTGCAATTTGATAAAGGTCTTGAAGCCGACGGAGATATTATATTAACTAATTCTGTCTTTAAGACTATGAGTAATTCCAATGGTAATGATCATGTAGCCCAGTATACAGCTACTGGAATTAAATTAGAAGAAAATAGTACTACATATAATTTTTCTTTTCCTACTAAAAGCGGAACGCTTGCGACTTTAGCTGATATACAAAGTGGTGGAGCAGTTCCTTTTAATTTTTCTGAATTTGGAACAGAGAATACTCTTGGAAGTAAAAGTGACTTTTGGAAATTAACAGATGACGATGCTTCTTTATCTGTTTATCATGAAAATACTACCTCTTTAACAACATTTAACTTATCTAAGAATCACATCGGAATGCAAGCAGTAGAAGAACTGGAGGAGGATAAGAAGTCTTATTCTGTCTTAGCTTTTAGTTCTGATACTTTTTCTTTAGGTGTAGCAAATACTGAAGAGAACAAATCAAATTTCTTAGTAATAGACAAAGATAAGGTTCAATTAAACGATAAAGACTTAGCCTTAAAAGAAGACCTTGATGTTAAAATAAATAGACTCACTGATTCAGTTGTGAATGAAGTTTATGCCAGGAATGGGCAATCTGATGGGGGAATCCCATTTACTTATTCAGCTGAAGCTAATACGATCGCGTATAGGTCTGCGTCTGGTACCTTAGCAGTAGAAACACCCACACAAGATAATGACGCTGCAAATAAGAAATTTGTTGAGACTAAATGTGCTAGTATTCCAAAAGGTATCTCTATTTCTGAAGTACCTGGATCAACTGAAGGTGTTTTAGCGACTCCAGACTTTGACGCATTGCAGCAAAATCCTAATTATTATATTTTAAAAGATGGGAAAGTTTATACTAGAAGTTCTGAGAGAGCGACTTTAGACTCAATTTCTTATGTCTGTAACGGCTATTTAAATAATGATCATTTCCAAGAAGTAATAGAGATAACTGTCTCAGCTAAAGCTTGGGTTTTAAAGTCAGGAACTTTAATCACTACAAAGACTTATGCGAACGGCAGAGTTGGAGGTGTATCTGTTAAATCAGACTTTGCAGATGGCTTAGAGGTTTCTCAGACAGACGGTAATTTAAGTATTTATGGAGCCGTAGATGAGAATATTTCTAGTAGAGCTTCAAAGAGACCTATAACTCCGACCAATTTAAATAAAGCTGTATTAGCAGCTTTGACAGACGCTAATCACGTAATTCCCGATGAGACCCAGCAGGCTACCTTTAAAGCTGCTTGGGGATTTACAGCTTCAATGTTCGAAGCTGGAATTAAAATTTTAGACTTAACTGAAATTTCGGAGAATGCTACAAATGAGGCTACTTCTGGAACCATTAAATCAGACTATTGGGATGATATAACTGCAGAAGATGTTATTTGCTTAAAATTAAATAATGAATATTATCTGACTTCGGATGACGGACATACTCCTGGAATAAAAAGTTTTTCTCACGTAGGTTGGAACGGAAATTCTAATCAAACAAAGAGTATAAATATAACATTAGAAACAAAAGCTTGGACTTTAAAAGTAGGCTTAAGTAAATATTATAAGCACTATATAAAGATAACTTTAACAGATGATAAAGTTGTTTACTATGATTTTCCTTCTTTACAGTCAACCGCTTACACAATGAGTACTTTACCTGTACAACCAGATGATTCTCATTCACAATTTACTTTAGTTGTAGGAAGTTATTATTCTACTGTAAATGGTCAACTTTATAGGTCCGGAGATCAAACATTGAAGATAATACTTAATGGACTTTATACTTCAGATGGTGTGGCTGTTTCTTATTTAGCTTTAACAGGCACAGAGGTAAAGTCTGTTGTAGACACTCCGTGGGAAATGTAAGATGGAATTATCGATATATTTGATAATATAATAGCGAACTTATAATGAAGATATTAGCAATAAATAAAATTCATTTAGAAAATCCAGTTCCAGTATATGACGTTGTCAATGCTGGACCTTATCATAATTTCTTTATTAAAACAAAGACTTCTAAAATAGTTTCTCATAATTGTGCATTTTTGGATGAAATATCTTTTGCAAGAATAAGAAATGTAAAAGCAGCACAAGACAGAGCAATGGAGCTATTTGATGCCGCTCATGAGCGTATGCAATCACGTTTCACAAAGTTTGGCGGTTTGTATGAAGGTTTAATGATAATGGCTTCATCTAAGAGAACTGATCAAGCTTTCTTGGAAGTATTCGTAGAAAAGTTAATTTCTGATACTGATAGACATAGAGTATTAGTGATAGATAGGCCTAGATGGGAAGTACTTCCTAAAGGCACTTATTCTGGTGCAACATTTCCGTTTGCAGTAGGTGATAAATTTTTACCTTCGCAAATTATTTCTCCAAGTCAAGTAGACGAGTTTAAAGGTTTAGGGTATAAGATTATTTATCCTCCGATAGAAACTTACGGAAACTTTGAGAAAAACATGATGAAAGCTTTGACAGATATAGCAGGTATTTCTGTTATGAATCAAATGACTTTCTTACGTGGTGATAAAATTAGAGCTTGCATAAACAAAGACAGACAAAATCCTTTTATTCAGTCCATAATTTATGTTGGAAATAAAGATGAGATTCAATATAGTGACTATTTTGATATGTCTAGGGTTAATCCTGAAGACCTCAGAAAGCCAATGTGTATTCACGTCGACGCTTCTTTAGGTGGAGATGGTAATGCCATTTCTGGAGCAGTAGTCTCTTATGCTAAGTATCAAAAGGACCAAGAAGATAATAGAGTTCCTGAGCTTCATTATAAACAGATCTTTAAAATAAAAGTATTAGCTCCCAACGGAGATAAAGTAAGACTTGCTAAAAACTTTCAATTTATTGTCTGGCTTAGACAGCAAGGGTTTAACATTCAATTAGTAACCCACGATCAATTCCAGAGTGCTCCGCTGCACCAGGATTTAGAGAAAAAGAATTTTAATGTAAAATATCAGTCAATTGATAGGGTGACAAACGGTGTCAATCTGTCTTATCAAAACTTACAGACAATCATTTACGAGAAAAGAATAGACTTGTTAGATGATGACGATCAGACAAATGAGTTAGTCGCTCTAGAATTGCATGAAGATGGAAGAGTAGATAAACCAGTAGACGGCGGCACTGATGACGCGAGTCAGGCTTTATGCGGTTCAGTTTTAGGTTGTGGATCTTTTAAAGAGGAGTTTTTAAGAAGTAATGCAGTCTTGTTAGAAAATATGTCTGGAACTAAAGAAGATATGGGAGTTTTAGAAAATGTTCCAGAAGACGCTGTAGCTTCTTTACTGTCTAGACAGTTTAGTGATTATCTTTCTCCGAATAGAATAAATCAAGATTCAGGTCTTAGACAAGAATTTAACAGTATAACTAATAAACCGCAACAAAAGACTAAAAAGTCAGGGTTTAATTTTTTCTGAGGAAAGTTTAATGCCAAAGTACATTAATCATGAAGAATTTCAAAGAAATAAGTTAAAACTTGCTATTGAAATTTGTGAAGAGATTTTAACAGAAAATTCTTATATATTCACAGATGCGCTTTATAATGATTGCTGTAATAGAATTTCACGGGAACTCTTTGATGGGTTATTCTCTGAGGCAGCAGTATATTATGCCAGATGTGTATATTTACTGTTAGCTTTTAAGCAAAAAATAACCCCTATTTTAAAAGTTGTTGAAAGTCCACGAAATAAATTTACAATTTTAACACTTTATGTAGGTGATACTCAGATTTTATATGCAGAGAGGTGCTTTAGTAATAATAATATTAAAGCAGTAGCATTAGATATTTGGAAATATTCAGGTATTTTAGATAAACTTATTAAGAGAGCTTTAGAGGTAGCTGTAATAGATGACAGAAGGGTACAAAAGAACTCTATCTAAATTACTTCAGTCCCACAGAAATGAAATAAATTCTTGGAATCCAGCAACAGGGTATAGTAATTTATGTAGTTTACTTAATAAAAATTTTTTTTCAGATGAATCATTAGAAGATCGTTATGACTTAAAGCTTTATTTAGGAGTTATATTAAAGATTCCTGCTCGATTGTTGTATCATAGGGGCGCAAAAGTGATAGAACTTTTATTAGATAAGACCGCTATTTTATCTGTGCCTTTAACAGAGAATATGATAACTGAAGATAGTATACGCAGTCAATTTATAGATCGTTTATTGGCTAAACGTTATATATCTATTGATAGGCGTAATCTACTTCTAAAACTTATTTCCCCTGTGCAGCACATAGAGATTGTAATATAATAACAAATATAAATATCTAATTATGCTGGAGAATAGATATGAATAAAATCGTATTTAGAGCTAAGCCAAAAGCTTCAAAAGAAGCTTTACACGGAATTGGTGAAATAAAGCAATTTACTGATGTCGCTCAGCAAATTGGCTTGAAGACTCTTGGAGATGTTGAAGAATTTTTAAAGAGAGATGGCAGAGGTAAAGATATTCTAACTGCTTTACACGATTATCTTAATGATGAGATTGGAAATCTTGATTTTGTTGCTAAAGAAGACACGGTTAAGCAAGGGAATAAGTGGGTTAATAAAGGTAAAGAAGGAACCCACGGTGAATTTGCTACTAAGAAAGAAGCTGATGCTCAAAGAAGAGCGATGTTTGCAAACAAATGATTAGTAAAGATGATCTTAAATCTGCGATTGAGTTAAACGCCGACTTGATTAGTCGACATGAAAAAAACTGGGCAAATCAGTTATGGCAAAATTTAAAGTCAACTTGGGAAGATATTGATTCAAGGCAGTTATATTGGAATATTTTAGCATTGATGTCTATTAAAACTGGAGGCGGAATTACGTATAATCCAAAAAAGACGTTTGATATAAATTTAGAAATTGGTTCAAATCTCCTTTATATTACTAGAGGAGATTTTAATACTAGTCTTGCCGATATTCGAGATGTGCTACGAAGAAAAGGTATTTTTCCTGAAATCATAAATAGACTTAAAATATTACGAGTACAGTGAGGTGTTTAGATGAAAATTCATACACATAAAGTTAAAGAAGATGCCTCAGATAAAGAAAAGGATAAAACGTTTGACGAACGTTGGGATAAAAAATTTGGGGTACCGAGAACTGAAGTTTTATCAACAACGGCCGCTTTAAAACTTTTACACGAGATGGTGACTTTCTCATGAAAGTTTCTAAGATTGTTTATACTTCCCAGTTTAAAAGAAGTCTTAAAAAATTAAAGAAACAACACAAAGATCAGGCTGTTAAGAAAGTTGAAGTAACTGTTCAAAAGTTGGCTAATTTAGAAATAACAACTGAACAGAGAAATCATAAACTCAAGGGAACAGATTTAAATGATATTCATATAGAAGGAGATATAATTCTTTTA